AAAGAGATAGCAAAGCAAGCTATCTCTCTCTGTGCCCGTAGGCAACCTCAGAATAATCATTCTGAGAGGGGGCCGTAGTAAAGTCTTCGGCCAAACCTGGAAGCACCCTCGGCTACTAAGAATTACTGCCGAGTGGTACTAAGCTTTCGCTTTTCCACACCACCCATGGACCTACATCTGTCCATGACCTGACTATGCGACTCTTTACCTTTAGAGTACGCTTTCGCGTATCCTTAGGTACTTTCTGAACCTGTGTAAAACTAGGCGAAGGAGATTCATGCCTAGGCATACGAAGGTTCTCCACGATGAGACTAGGAATACAGCCCGCCACTTTGGGACGCGGCGCACCATTGCGCTTAATCTTAAGAAACGGGTCTTCTTCCTCTCGTGGGGCTGAAAAACGACGCTTCTCAGCGTTGTATAACCAGCACACTAGACCTACATGTCCAGTTGGCTTAGTCTCTCGACTTTCCCAACTAATCGTTTTAATACGATAACCCACGGCAAGTTGTCCGCGGGGAGGACGCATGGTTGTCCCGATTACGGGATTTCCGAGGTAGGCTATTGATGGGCGGACTGCATCAAAAGGAAGAATGAGTCCGTCATTGGCATCTTCTGAAAAAGGAATGCCAATCTTTTGCAGATCACTGCTAAGATGATTAACGACGAAGGACCAGAGAGGCAGTAGCCTCCCATCCAAAGTACCATCATCTTGCTTGCACCATCGAACGATGTTGTTAGCTAGAAGCATGATCTGATCGGGTGTGTCAAGCCCGGCATCAATATAGAAAGGAGTCACATCCTTACCGTCAAGGTAATGACGTCCGCAGCTTTCGCGGAATAAGGGGCCTTCCGTAGTGGAGAACGACTTATCGCTGTTAAGGCGAAAACCGGCAAAAGCAAGTACCTCAGTAAAGAGAGGTACTGCCTCCACAGGCATAGTGATGTCGTCCCCATAAACGGCGACGTCCTCAGGTAAGGCAAGAATGGCACACGTGGCACAAGCTAAACTCCAAAAGATAAGGGATTCAAGTTCAAAAGTGAACCCATTTCCCATTGCGGAGAACAGCTCGTACTCATGTGCTTTTCCATCAATCCAACAACCTTGTGTTCGAAGCTTATTCATCACTTCGAACCAAGTAGGGTCAAAGTTCCGTGCATCGTGGGAGTGATTACCCAACATATGCCAGACTAAACCCCTGGTCACACTGTTGCTCGCACTCTTTATGTCGAGCGTAGCAATGCGACCAGTTATCGAGCCCTCACGGGCCCGACGTTGGTTAATGGTCTGATCGCTAAGGTTTATACCCCATGGGTACATTCGTTTCCGCATGGCATATCCCACCCCCAATTGGAGGTAGATATTCATGCAGGGACCGATCCCAATGGTGCGATCAGTAACAGCGTTCTTGGACACTGTAGTTAGTTTGTCCAGTTCCCTGATAAGGAGTTTTGGCCCCGTTCTCAAGTCACTGTAGTCCCCGGAAGGGACATAGGCGTCCTCGTCTACGCGCAGTCCTAATCGTGATCCCCATTGAGGGGTCGCTTTCAGGAAAGCGTCGGCAAGGCTATAAGCCGACAATGTAACATGTGGTGTGCCAGATAGCTTTTGCATGACATTGACGGTTTCTCCGCCAAGTCGTGTCGTCGCTCCTGGACCAAAACGCACCCCATCGAGCAGCCAATCCTTCCGAAAGGCCCCAAGGACGGTTACGGCTTTTCGCG